ACTAAAAATATAGGTGTATTGTGAAAAAATTAATTTTAAAAGTATTAGCTGTTGCAGCTATTGTAGCACTTCCAGCAAGCGCGGAATTTTTCCCAACAGGCACGGATAATATGTGTCCAGGCGGTCATTCAAAGGTTCTAGTACAGAAGGGTACAGGATTCTATGACCCACTAGGGCTTTGTGGCGGAACTCACCAAGGACAGTCACCCTGTAGATCAAAATAAAGGTATTTAGGTATTATACGTACCTACAACCTAGAAAAATTAGTCCCAGTTAAACTTGGGAATATACCTTACACGGCCAGAAGGCCTAACTAGTTAATTAGAGATTAATTATGAATGAATATGATATGAAATTAGTAGCTATTGTGATTAAAGGATCCTCTCCTTCAAAGGAAGAAGAGTTGATTATAAATTCACTTGGGGCAAAGAGAGTTAAATACTGTAACGGGAGATTTGCTAAAGCAACTAGCTCTGAAAAAATAGATTGCACATCCTTATTGAACTTGTCAGGTAATAAAGATTTAGACAAATTCTATGAAGATATCTTAATAGACCTAGATGTACATTTACAAAATGTTGCAAAGAGTCTTGAAGCTATTTCTGTTAAAAAAGAAATTGAGCTAGAGATTGTAGAAAAAGAAGAGCCTAAAGAACTATCTAAAAAGATAGAAGACCTAGTGGACTCAGAAGAAGTAAAAGATATCACTAAAGATGTAGAAGTAGAAAGATCAGAACCAGAAAAGAAAAAAGAAGTTAAACAAAAGACTAAGAAGGTTAAATCTTCTAAGCCTAAAAGTAAATAATTTAAGAAGGAGATACCGCAATGTCAGACGATGCTTATAAGAGACAATCAAACGAGTCTCAATCACCCGCGAGATCAGCTGTTGCTATTACCCCACATGATACTAATGATTTAGCTGAACAGACCAGAGGAATTATAGTGGGAGTGTCGGGAGATGTTAAAGTTGATATGCTGGGTACTGGCACTGCTGTGGTTCTGCCATCATTAGTGGCTGGAGTAGTACATCCGTTTCAAGTGACTAGGATATATGCAACAGACACAACAGCTACCAGTATTGTGGGAGTTTACTGACAGGACAAGTTATTGTCTTATGGGTAATGTCAAGAGTGAACAAAGTTTTATAGAGTAGATATAAGTGTATGAGGGTATAAACATGGGAATAGGCATAGGATTGGGGATATAGTGGAACTTGCACAGGCATCTCACTATATATTCAAAATAAAGTAAAAAAGGAACTCTGTCATGGATTTAGTGTCAATAGCTACCGTTGTAGGTGGAGTGTTAGTGCCAGTAGTGTCATTACTGTATATGATGTTACGAAATATTAGGAAGGATAGAGAGTCTGACAGAAGGCAGTATCTCAAAGAATTAGAAAAATTAGAGAACTTACACAGAAATCAAAACGAAAAGCTAACACAAAGGATCGAAAAAGTGAAAAGTCAAACTGACAAACATGATGAGTCATTCAAAAGAATGAATATGAGATCAGATACTATTGAGAAGAAGCAAGACAAACTTGAATCCTCTGTAGGACGAAGTATTGAGAAACTATCAGATAAGTTTGACAAAATGTTGGATCTCCTACACACACAAATAATAAACAAATAATAATCTTAAGTAATTTAAGTAGGAGGGTAGTCACATCGCAGATTGGTCAGATCTCACATTTTTAAGTAGTGACACAGATTATGTTACGCAGTTACAAACCTTAACATCAAGGTCAGAAGATTTAGCCACTGAAGTGGAAGATGCTAGATTAGGGGAAGCTACCTTAGATGTTTTGATGACAGATTTAAACACAGAAGTGGTTGATGCCAGAGAGGGCGCAGCAAGTATAGTGTTGAATCTAGCAAATTATGTTAAGAATGGTGCCTTGACTACGTCCCTAGATATGAATGGTCAGAAAATCACTGACGTTGCGGATGGAGTGGCAAGCACTGATTTAGTAAACCTAAGTCAGGCTACAGCACTAATATTAGCAGGGGCATCACCATCAAATATTGATATAACTTCAGTCAGCGTAGGAACCCTTACAGCTAACCAGATTGCTGGTGCCAATAGTGGTGCCACAGCAGTTGAAGGTAAAGACCTAACAACAATAGATTCTGGGTCACTAACAGCAAGCACACCAGTAGCAACTAAGTCTGGAGGAGCTGGCCTTGAAGATTATGATAATGACCTTGAGATAGCTATGTCATCCCTATACTTATATGACAACGCATAGGAGTAGATTATGGCGATTGACGCAACACCAGGGGGAATTAACGCAAATTCTTTTGCAACAGAAGATGCTGCAAATGACTATGTTATCTATGAGAGAGAGTATGCAGCAGACTTCTTAGCTGCCTCATCTTCAACTAAAGAAAAGGTATTGAGGATGGCAACTAAGGAATTAGATGCTATGAATTGGAAAGGGACAATAGTAGACACAACTACACCACAGGCACTTAGGTGGCCAAGGAGTGGAGTATATAGTTTAGATGGTGTTGAACTTGCTTCTGATGAAATACCCCTTTGGTTAGAAAGAGCAACCATAGAATTAGCAATATCCTTATTTCAGAAGAATAGATACGATGACCCAGAGACACAAGGATTGAGAAAGGTAACAGCAGGTGAAGTTGCTGTGTCGTTTGACAGAAAGGACAGGCCAACCCGCAACCCAACAACAGTTAACCAAATGATAGCCCCATACTTAGTGGGTGGTAGCACAGGAAACTTTACATATAACGTGAGGGCTTAACATGGGACTTAAATCAGTTATAACATCAGCGGTAGCCCAGGCATTCACAGCACTAGGCGCTTCTGATGAAGACGGTGTTCAACAAAGTATAAACTACTATCAAGTCACAGGTACATCAACATACGATCCTGACTTAGGAAAGAATGTTCCCACAGAAGTATTGACCACCTTAGACGCAGTAGTGTACCACTCTGTAATACGAGAGATAGATGGAATAAAGGTTGATGTTGATGAGACAAGGGCACTTTTCCAACAATCACAAATATCCTTCACACCAACTAAAGATGACAGGATTGAGGTAGGGTCTGATAAATACAATATTGTTAATGTAAGTAAGGATCCCGTAGATACTACTTGGGTATTACAGTTGAGAGGTACATAATGTCATCTTTGAAGAAACAGTTAGCTAATGCTATTAAAAATAAGGTTGAACCAGGTATTAAAAAGGCCATAAAAACCTCAGCAGAGTCTGTAGGTGAGGCCCTTGTGGATGCCGCCACTGTAGATACAGGATTATTTGCAGCTAACTGGCTTCCAGGAGTAGAAGATAAAAGAACTGATGTACAAGATTATGGAGATTATGGAGTCAGTTCTGTAAGAAGTAAAGAAACTAGGAATATAAGTGAGGAACAGGCTAAAGCCACAGCCACAGATATTCCTGATTTTGAAATAGGACAGAAAATTTGGTTTACAAACGGTGTTGAGCACCTAGACTATTTTGATTCCTTCTCCGATGCGACATTGGGCGCTAAGGTGGGAAGAGATGTAGCCAAAAGTAAAGTGGAGAAATAATGAGTATTGACACTTTACGGAGAGCAATAGAGAAAAGATTTATAGCGAATTGGACAGGTACAACATTAGCCAAGGTTCGATTCTCTAATTCAATATTTAACCCGCCTGAAGACACATCATGGGCGAGTTTAGATATAAGGTGGATGCCAACACAGAAGGTATCTATCTCTTCGAACTTAGGGGTAAGAAGAAAAGGGCTTATAGTAATAGACTTATACGTGCCAATAGATGAAGGCACGTTAGAGTTAGGGACTCTAGCTGATGAAGCTATAGGCATTTATGAAAACATTCAATTCTCAGTGCCTGATGATTCGGTTGGAACATCTATTCAATGTTTCTCAGCAGATGTTAGACATGTAGGAGTACCTAATATCCAAGGCACAGACCCGATGTGGTACAAGTACTCAATAAGAATTGAATTTTATCGTGATGAGTAAAATAGCTTACAACAACTTTTAACAAATACACATTGAGGATTATATATGAGTTTTGCAACTTCCAATAGAACTGGCCTCCACTATGTAGCAGAGTCTACTATAGGAACTACGCCAGCAACCCCAGCCCTTATCGAATTACGATACACAGGCGAGGGAATGAATTTTGATATAGATAAGACAGTGTCTGAAGAGATACGTTCTGACAGACAAACAACTGACCTCGTAGAGGTGAGTCAAACATCGAGTGGCAACATTGATATCGAACTATCATTTGCAGAGTATGACCCATTCTTAGAGGCAGCTTTGTTTAGTGACTTTAGTTCAGCAGTCGGTGTTGATGCAGAGACAACCATATCTACAGATGCCACAGATATCCTAGATTCAGCAAACGGCTTTGGTAACGTAGTAGATGGCCAATGGATTAAGGTCCAAGGTTTTGCAGATTCAGATTTAAACATTGTTTACAGGGTTATTGATGCAGCAGCGGGTGCATTAGAAGTATCTCCTTCGCCAGCATCAGTAGAGGCAGCTGGGGCAGCAGTTACTATCACAGGGCAGATGTTGAGAAATGGAACCACTCAGAAGTCTTTTACAATTCAGAAACGTTTCAATGATACTACTATCGTTGAATACCATAATTTTACTGGTATGAATGTTAACGGTATGTCACTTTCTTTTGAGAATGGGTCTATCTTAACTGGAAGCATGGACATGTTAGGTTTATCTGCTTCACTAACGTCTACCCAGATTTCAGGCGCAACTAATGTTGGATCTTCAACTAACGATGTAATGAACTCAGTATCTAACCTAACAAATATCGAGTTTGATGATGTAGATACCTCAGCTAAAATCCTATCTATGAGTTTAGATATTGCTAATAATTTACGTCCTCAAAATGCTATTGGCAGTCTTGCTGCTTGTGGTATTGGTGTGGGCAGATTTGAAGTGTCTGGAAGTATATCTTTGTATTTTGAAGATAGTACTGAGTATGACAAGTACGCAGCCAACACTTCGTTTAAGCTTAGTATGAGAGCAGAAGACAATAATGGTAAAGCTTACGTCTTTACTATGCCAAATGTTAAATACGAGTCAATGTCTAACCCCTCCGGTGGAACAGATAGTGATATCATCCTAGAAGGATCCTTTAGGGCACTAAGAGATGCAACATTGGATAACACACTACAGATAGATAGACTGTCGTTAATTAACACTGATGTAGCTTCATAAGAAGAGCATCACACAAGAATTGAAGGAGATACAGGAGCATTCCCCTCTCCTGCCTTCAATACCAATATCTTTTATATTGGTATCATCTAAGGGGAGAATTTTATTCTCAATAAGAACAGTTTAATTGTTCATGAGAGTTTCAGATACAACAAAATATAAGGGGATTATAGTATGCGTGGTTTAGATGCATTTAGAGCAGATTTAGAGGCAGAGCAAAAAGGTATATGGAGTAGAGTAGGTGATATGGAGTTCCTTATTGCAAGGATTGGCAACGATTCCTGGAAGAGAGAATATAAACGTATGGAAGACCTACAGTATGGTCCAGCAAGAAGACGCAGTAAAAAGTTGGTACGGGATGAAGAGTATGATGTAGACATGATGCTTGAGTGTCTAGCAAAAACTTGTATTTTAGATTGGAAAAATGTCTCTCTAAATGGTAAAGAAATTAAATTCTCTGTAGACAAGTGTGTAGAGATTTTAAAAGACCCAAAGTATAAAAAGCTAGCAGCACACCTGTTAGACCTAGCTGGTGAAGAAGATAGATATCTAGCACAAGAAGTTGAAGAGGATATTGAATCAGCAAAAAACTAGTAAAGTGGCAGGACAAATACTCCACACCAGGGTTGAAGTCCTCAGTTAGTAGAGCCACATACGAGTCAGAGAGACCGGAAGTCGATGAAACCTTAGCAGAAATAATGGTAGGGTTTCATTTCTTAAGTGATGAAAGAGAAATAGCTGTAGGGATGGGTGGTGGCATACCAATGTCAATACCTTTGAGGTCTATGAGAGAGTATTACTATATATTTAATCCTGTAGTATCCTTAAAATACTTTGTAAGAGTTGTGAGAGCAGCGGATATGGAGTATCTACGCCTATGTGCTAAGAATAGTAACAACAAGAAAGATAATAAAAGGGAACAGCCAAAACACAGTAATGGTTTACCGGTGTTAAATAAGAAGCCTCTATAGGTATACAGAAATAAGGAGCCTTTATGTCAGATATTAATATTAGTGTGGGTCTCGACACTAATAATGTTAAAAGAGACTCGGCAGACTACATAAAGTCTTTAGACAATATAGTTAATACTGCTGAAAAAGCAGAGAAACAAGTAAAAGATTTAAATAAGGCTCTCAGGCAGCAAGCTAAGTTGTTCGCTACTATGGGAAGTAAGAATAAAAGTTTTAACAACGCCTTAAATAAAACTGCATCCTCACTAAACAAGGTATCTTCTGGAGTAAGTAGAACAAACTCTAAGTTTAAAGACCTTAGTAGGACCTTGAGAAGTTCTGTAGGAACCCTGGGAAAGGTTGCAGATAAGAATACAAAAGTAAATACCACATTAAGGAAACAACAAACTGCCCTGAGTAAAAATAATAGTTTATGGAGAGCAGCCAAGAATGTTGCATTAGCTTATATAGGAATAAATACGGCTAAGAATGTTATTGACACAGTTAGTGCGTTTGACTCATTAAATGCTTCAATGGAGATAGTTTCTGGAAGTATGCAAAAGTCAGGAGAAAACTTAAAGTTCATAACAGCAGAATCTAGAAGGTTGGGTGTAGGAATAGCCTCTTCAGGAAAAGAGTTTATAAAACTCTCGGCCGCAGCTAGAGGAACATCTATAGAAGGTAAAGGTGTGAGAGACATCTTCACTGGAGTGGCAGAAGCATCCAGGGCCTTAAACTTATCCGCAGACGACACAAGGGGAGCTTTTAGAGCGATAACCCAAATAATGTCTAAAGGGACGGTTCAGGCAGAGGAATTGCGCGGTTGTAAATAATTGGCTGCGAGGCTGGCGAAAGCTGGTACAAGAAAAACTACTTTAATTGCTGGAAACTCTCGAAAAGCTTGACATACAATACCAGATAGTAATATACTGGCGACCTGTAAAAATTGTTAAGATAGAGACAATCAGCAGCTAAGAGTCTAAAACATCCGAATATCAGTAGGAGAAATACATGAATAAAGAATTAAAGATTGGTGGATATATTGCCAGAGTGTGTGAAGAACACCCTAACTATGCTGTAACCCAGTGTTTAAGGGTGTTCAGAATATCCACACAAAAAGAAATGAAACACTGTAAGAGAGTGTCTTCTAACCCCAAGACCAGCCAATCGAAGTACTACTATATTAGAGTATGTAGTGAGGGCAAAAGGCAAAATGCAGTGCTGCACAGGTTAGCTGCTAAGGCTTGGGTGTATAATGATGACCCTGTTAATAAGGTAGTGGTTAATCATATAAATGGAGACTCTTGGGACTGCCAAATAAGCAACCTAGAGTGGGTTACACCTTCCGCCAACAAACGTCATTCTGTTTTAAATGACTTAGAGGGGAAAGGTGAAAAGCTTTATAACAGCACTCTGACTGATGAGTTAGCACATGAACTCTGTAAGAGGTTAGTGGAGGGCAGTAGGCCTGTTGACCTAGCTAAAGAGTATGGGTTAACTCCAGATGTAGTTAGAAAGTTAAAAGCTGGTGATACTTGGTTCCATGTCAGAAACCTCTATGAGGTGCCTCATACATATGTAACCGACTTCTCTACCTCTACAGTACATTGGGTGTGTGAGCAGATTGAGAAAGATTTAAGTGATAGAGAGATTGCGAAGATTAGTAACAACTCTAAGTTAAAAGTGATAGATGTTAAGCGTATACGTTACAAGATACGTTATAAAACAATATCAGACATGTATTTTTAGATTAAAGTTCAACGACTATCCCGAAAGGGAGTACAACCTAAGTGGGTTGGAAACAGGTAGGCCGTAACATATAAGGTGACGGACAAGATATAGTCTAACCTATATAGAGATATATAGCAGTTACCCTTAGGGGTAGCGGGTGAGTAGTAACGTAACTCATTGAATTATAAGCAATTAGGTGAAAGATTCCCTGGAGCCTTCCAATCAGCTGCAAGAGCTATGGGAAAGACCACAGCAGAATTAAATAAAATGTTAGAACTTGGACAAGTAATTTCCGAGGACTTCTTGCCGAAATTCATAAAGCAAATAGGTAAGGACATCCCACTTAGCTCTGGAGCTCTCCAGACAGTTTCTGCTGAGTTTGGTAAGTTGGGTGCTGAGACAGACCTATTGATTAAAATACTTGGTGACA